ATGTAGATGGACATGGAGATGTCCATACCTTAAGAGATTTTAAAGTAGAGGGGGATGGTTATGAACATTCTCCTTACTGGTATGATTACAATCGTAATGATCCTGATAGAAAGAATCCATTTACGGATGCCTTTGATTATATGATGGCAGAATCAGTAGTTAGTGGTGATGATGGTTATCCATCAAAATTTACTACACTTTCTGATAATGACGATCAAATTGCACATCATATCGGTCTAAATAACGAGGATCAAAATTTGGAGACTATGGCATCAGACGGACGTTACAAATATCATGAGGATGAAATTCTCAATGATGTTAAAGAGTATGTATCACGTACTTACAATGGACATTATACAGGTACTAAACATGAGTATCGGAATGTTCAGACAATAGACTTGATGGCATCTAGAGATTTAGCTTCTGATTTCTGTCAAGCAAACATACTAAAGTATGGTAGTCGATATGGAAGTAAAGATGGTAGAAATAAAGGAGACTTGCTTAAAGTGATACATTATGCTATGCTATTATTACATTTTGATGAACACTACGGAAAACCCTCAATCACATCAGGGAATATTGACCACACAATGCCTTAATCATGAGAGAAAACATTATGAAACTGTCTGACAAGACTCTTACATTATTGAAGAATTTTAGTTCTATCAATCAGTCAATTCTTTTTAAGCAAGGTAGTTCTTTAAAGACTATCTCTGTGATGAAAAACATTTTAGCAGAAGCTACTATTGAAGAGGATCTTCCTACTGATTTTGGTATCTATGATCTTAATCAGTTTTTGAATGGTATTGGTTTACATCAACATCCTGATTTGGATTTTACTAATCCAGGATATGTTGTTATTAGAGAGGGAAGATCACGTACAAAGTATTTCTTTGCAGATCCTGCTGTAATTGTTACTCCACCTGATAAAGAAATTGCACTTACTAGTGAGGATGTTTCTTTTGAGTTGAGTACATCACAGTTAGATAAGTTACTTAAAGCAGCAGCGATTTATCAACTTCCTGATCTTGCTGTGATTGGTGAGGCAGGTGTTGTAAAGATTGTTGTTAGAGATAAGAAGAATGATACTTCAAATGATTTCTCTATTGTTGTAGGAGAAACTGAATCTGAATTCTCATTTAATTTTAAAGTTGAGAATATTAAGATTCTACCTGGTACTTATGATGTAGTTGTTTGTAAACAACTTCTATCAAGGTTTACATGTCAGGATTATGATTTAAAATACTTTATAGCATTAGAACCTGATTCTAAGTTTGGTTAATGTATAAAGTTGATGGTAAGGAATTTGATGATTGGACACTTGCTCAAGACCAAGCTGTTCAATTATTAAATGATGGACATGAGTACGTTAATATATTACAATGGAGTGATGATAATAAATCTTGGGGACTTCTTCAAGAATTGAATTTAGAAAGGGGTATTAAAGGAGATACTTTTAGTACCCAAGTTCTAGCACCATATTATGTGAGATTACGAGGACTATGAGTGATTTTATTTGGGTTGAGAAGTATCGTCCTAAGACGATAGAGGATTGTATTCTACCAGAGAATATAAAGAAAACCTTTAGTGATTTTCTAAATAGAGGTGAAATACCGAATATGCTTCTTTCTGGGCCTCCTGGTGTTGGAAAGACTACGGTAGCAAAAGCACTTTGTAATCAGTTGGAGGTAGACTATTATGTCATCAACGGATCCGATGAAGGAAGGTTCCTCGATACCGTCCGTAATAACGCTAAAAACTTCGCAAGTACCGTCTCGCTTTCGTCCCAAGCGAAACACAAGATTATCATCATCGATGAAGCAGACAATACCACTCCCGACGTACAACTCCTTCTTAGAGCGAGTATTGAGGAGTTCTCCAGAAACTGCAGATTCATTTTTACCTGCAATTACAAGAACAAAATCATTGAACCCCTCCACAGCAGATGTGCTGTCGTCGATTTCTCAATCAAAGGAAAACAAAAAGCCGAAATCGCAACATGCTTTTTCAAGCGTCTTAACTCGATTCTGGAACAAGAAGGAATAGAAGCAGATAAGAAAGTTTTAGCAGAATTAATTAATAAGCACTTCCCAGATTGGAGAAGAATCCTAAATGAGTGTCAAAGATATTCTGTAGGTGGAAAGATAGATAGTGGTATTCTCGCAACATTCTCGGATGTAGCTGTAAATGACCTTATTAAAAACCTTAAAGAAAAAAACTTTCCTGAAGTACGTAAGTGGGTCGTCAGTAATTTGGACAATGATTCTAGTGTACTTTTACGTCGCATTTACGATGCTCTTTATGATACCTTGGTACCTACTACCATCCCTGCTGCTGTTCTTATTATTGCTAAGTACCAATATCAGATTGCCTTTGTAGCAGATCAAGAAATAAATTTACTTGCAGCATTGACAGAGATTATGGTAGAATGTAAGTTCAAATGAAAATTGTAACTAATCGTGATCTTTATGAGGAGATTAAAGAAGTGAGTAAAAAATCTGAAAAACAAAGACATCAAGTTAAATCTAGGTGGTATTATATCTTCTGGGGAACTTGTACTGTAGCAGTATGTGCTGGTCAATGGTTTGTTGGAAGTGGGTTCCGTAGAATGGCAGATAGTGTTGACAAAGTATTAGATGCTCCTATAATTCTTGATATGGGTCCTAGACATAGAATGGATCCGTATGATGATCCTATGATTATAAGATGATTATTAGTGAGGAGGATGCTCTTTGGGCTGCTAATGAATTCATTGATTACTTCAAACGATTTAAAACCATTGAGGATTATATTCGTTTCACAAAAGAAGCAGCAGTTGCTGAACGAGGTAAATCATTATTTTCTTTGAAGGATGAGTTCTTTAATGGGGACGTGCATCCTGAAGAGATGGATTTTGAGGTTAAGTTTGTTGGAGAGAGATTTCAACAATCGGTACCTCAAGAATATTATCATGAACTTTTAACAGCAACTTCCTCTGCAATTATTGAGAAGAATATTCCTGGTAGGGAATTACGTTGGATAGTATATGAAAAGAATAGTAAGAAGATAATAGGGTTTATAAGATTTGGATCTCCAACAATTAATTCTAAGCCAAGGAATGAGTGGTTAGGTCAACCAGCAAATCTTTCTATATTCAATCGTCATTCGGCAATGGGATTTGCTATTGTTCCTTCTCAACCATTTGGATATAATTGTCTTGGTGGAAAACTTCTTGCATTAATGTGTGTCTCTCACTTTGCAAGGGAACATTTGAATAAAGTATTTGATAAAGATATTGGATGGTTCGAGACGACTTCATTGTACGGTTCTACGACCTCTGCGTCCCAGTATGACGGTCTTAAACCCTTTATAAGGTATCGAGGTCTCACTGATAGTAAATTCCTTCCTCTACTTCATGATAGAGCATTTCATAAACTTCATGATAGGTTTACTATTATTAATAATAATAATCCCGTAACTCCTAGTTATGTTTCATCTAAAAAGATGAAGAGACAAACTAGGATGATTTCATGGACTAAGAACTCTTTAAAAGAACATGGTCATACTGAAAAACTTGAGGAGTTAAATGTAATACTTAAAACTGCATTTGGACTTACTCAGAGAAAGAGATCGTATACATCTGATTATGGTTATGGGAATGTTCGTGAAGTATTACTTGGAGAGCAGGATAAATTAGTTCGTGGCCCTAATTGGGATAAGTTTTATCTTGAGAATATTGTTAAGTGGTGGAAGAAGAAAGCAGGTAAGAGATATGAGAAGATGAAGAAAGAGGATAGGTTTAGAACTGAGGTTGAACTTTGGACAGAAGATACTGATATTCAAATAATAAGATGATTGAGAAATGGATTATTCTTTCCATACTTTATCTGGAATACTTTGTACAAAAGTTTTTATGTGGGATATACTATACTTGGTTAAAATTTGATTACTGGAACTTCAATAGGAAACTATCAAAATGACTGAACTTAAAGAATGGTTGAATTCTATCAACTTTACAAAGGAAGATCTATCAGAAGACATAAAGGATTATTCTCCTTATGTTATTAATCGTTGTTTATCAGGTAATCTTGATTGTATTATGTTTGTTAATGAGATGAATAAGTATCATCATCTTGATAAGGACATGCAATATTCATTTTATCTAAATACTTTGAGGAAAAGGAAGAGATTTTCTCCCTGGCTCCGAAAGGATAAAGTCACGGATCTCGAAATCATCAAACAATACTATGGTTATAGTAACGAAAAGGCAGAAAATGCTTTGAAGATATTAACCCCTGAACAGATTAAATTTATTAAACAACGACTTGATACTGGAGGAATGAGATGACGACTTCGATGATTGAACCTACCGTAGAGTGGGCTCAAGATAAGATGCTAGAAGTGATTTTAAAACAACCTGATGATTTTCTTAAAGTGCGTGAGACTTTAACTCGTATAGGAGTTGCGTCACGGAAAGAGAAAAAACTCTATCAGTCCTGCCACATACTGCATAAGCAGGGAAGATATTTTATTGTTCACTTCAAGGAACTATTCGCACTTGATGGGAAACATGCTAATCTTACAGTCAATGATGTTCAGCGTAGAAATCGTATTTCTAAACTTCTTGCTGATTGGGGACTAGTAGAGATTGTAAATGAGGAGAGTGCATCTGATATTGCACCTCTTAATCAGATAAAAGTGTTGAGTTTTAAAGATAAGGGTGACTGGATACTAGAACAGAAGTATAATATAGGAAAGAAGGGGAAGACCCAAGAAACAGAGTGAAAAAATTTATTTTTGATGTTGACGGCACTTTAACTCCTAGTAGAAAGAAAATTGAGCACGAATTTTGGGCTCCTTTTCTTATATTTTGTCGTGAGAATGATGTCTATCTTGTTACTGGTAGTGACAGGCAGAAAACTCTAGAACAACTAGGGTTAGATATATGCTATACTGCTAAACGAGTATACAATTGTTCTGGTAGTGATGCATATGAGAAGGATGTAAATGTCTATAGAGATAATTGGGAACTCCCATTAGATGTAGAAAGATTTTTAAATGATGAATTGGCATATAGTTGTTTTCCTATTCGTAATGGATTGCATATTGAAAGAAGACCAGGTGGAGTTAACTTTAGTATTTTAGGTAGAGGTAAGGATCCATCTGTAGGAAGAGAAGAGTATATGAAATGGGATAAGGAAAGATTAGAAAGACAAGACATTGCAGATCGACTTAGGAGTGCATTTCCAGGTTTATCTGTAGCATTGGGAGGACAGACTGGTCTTGATCTTGGTCCTTATGGTAGTGATAAGAGTCAGATATTAAGAGATTTTAGTGAGGATGATGAGTTATATTTCTTTGGGGATAGAATGGAGAAAGGTGGTAATGACCATTCATTAGGGGAAGCAATAAAAAAGATGGGCGGTTATCCGCATCCTGTTAACAATTGGGAAGAGACCCGAACCATATTAGAGGGTATTCACGAACGACAATTGGAGGAGTCTGTGGTTAAATAATAGTGTCGCCGAAAGGGACATCACAACTAAATCTCGCTTTAAAAGGAGGCTATCATGACTAACTTAGCACGGTATCACGCTGCCAATCTTCCTGAATTAATGGAAAGAATTCAGAGAAATAGTATTGGTCTCGATGATTATCTTAATCGTTTCTTTAACGATACAAGAACAGAGAACTATCCCCCTTACAACATAGTTCAAGTAAACAATGTAGAAACTAGACTTGAGGTTGCTCTTGCTGGATTCAAAAAGAAAGAAGTTAAAGTTTACACTGAGTTTGGTAAACTGATTGTTGAGGGGAACAAGCAAGATAAAGAAGATAAAGACTTTGCATTTAAAGGACTTGCTCAAAGATCCTTCCAGAGAGCATGGGGTATTTCTGATGATACAGAAGTACAGAAAGTTGAGTTTGAAGATGGACTACTAACTATTACAGTAGGAAAGATAGTCCCTGAACATCATGCAAGAAAAGACTGGCTTTAAAAAACTTACAAAGGAGGAGATAGGATATCTTCCTACCGATAAGGTAGCAAAGATGTGGTTATTAAATCCTCATGACCATCACTTCTTATACCAAAGGAGTGATGGTTCTTTTTATGGTTACTCTAATATAAAGAGTGAAGGTGAACCCTGGTTTTGGGAAGCACATGGAATTCAGTTGGAGTTAAATCTTGACTAATTTCTTTTTTATGATATAATTAGTACGGAGCGTTCATGAATTATGAGCATTAAAATATTGCTTTTAAAATCTGGAGAAGATCTCATTGCAGATGTGCAAGAGATGGTTTCTCAAGATGATAATGTTATAGGTTATTTACTTACTAAACCATGTGTGGTTAAATTAAGATCTAAAACTCCTAATGTAACTCCTGAAACTGAAATTGTTGAGGAAAAACATGAGACCACGATAAAAATGTATCCGTGGATGCCTTTAGCTAAAGAACAAGTTATCCCTCTTTCTACAGATTGGGTAGTTACTATGGTTACTCCTCAAGATAAGATAGAAGAAATGTACACACAAGATGTCCTAAAGAATTTTAAGAACAATGATCAAACTGATAGTTCTGACGAACAACCACAAATTGGTCTCACAGATTGATGAGGTTTCTTCTGAATTAGGAGAACCTGATTGTAAACTAACTGAACCATTTTTATTAAAAGAAGATGGTACATTAACTCCTTGGTTGGTTGAGGTTACCAATGAGAATGTTTTTATGATAACATCAGATAAGATTCTTACACTTACAGAACCTAAGCCCACCTTACTTGAAAAATATCAAGATTTACTTAAGTGAAATTCTACACTAATGTCCAACTAATCGGGAATCAGTTTTTGGTTCGTGGGGTTGATAATGGAAAAAGATATGAGCATAGGGATGAATTTTTCCCTACCTTATTTGTTAAGTCTAGAAAGAATACTAAATATAAAACGTTGAATGGTGAAGCAGTTGAAGCAATTAATCCAGGCACCGTTAGAGATTGTCGTGACTTCTATAAGAAGTACGAGGATGTGGAGGGATTTGAGATATACGGGAATGACAGGTATATTTACCAATATATTTCAGAGAAATATCCAGATGATGAGATCAAGTTTGACATATCTCAAATTAAGCTTGTTACTTTGGATATTGAAGTTGCGTCTGAGCAAGGTTTCCCTGATGTGGAATCGTGCGTCGAAGAGATTCTGGCAATCACAATCCAAGACTATACTACTAAGCAGATCATTACTTGGGGAAGTAAACCCTTTCAGAATAATCGGAAGGATGTAACTTATCATCATTGTTCAACTGAGTATGATCTATTAAACAATTTTATTAACTATTGGATGCAGGATGTTCCAGATGTGATTACTGGTTGGAACATACAATTATATGATATACCTTACATATGCAAACGTTTGAGAAGAGTGCATGGTGAGAAGTTGATGAAGAGATTTTCACCTTGGGGTCTTGTGAGTGAAGGTGAAGTTCATATTATGGGTAGAACTCATACCACATTTGATGTTGGTGGTGTAACTCAACTTGATTATCTTGATCTTTATAAGAAGTTCACTTATAAAGCACAAGAATCCTATCGTTTGGATTATATTGCAAGTGTAGAACTTGGTCAGAAGAAGTTAGACCACAGTGAGTATGATACATTTAAGGACTTCTATACAAAAGGTTGGCAGAAGTTTATTGAGTATAATATAATTGACGTTGAACTTGTTGACCGTTTGGAAGACAAGATGAAACTGATTGAGTTGGCATTAACTATGGCATATGATGCTAAAGTTAATTACAACGATGTATTCTATCAGGTGAGGATGTGGGATACAATCATATATAATTACCTCAAGAAAAGGAATATAGTTATTCCTCCTAAAAACCGTTCATCAAAAAACGAAAAGTACGCAGGGGCTTATGTCAAGGAACCGAAACCAGGACGCTATGATTGGGTTGTCTCTTTTGACCTTAATAGCCTGTATCCTCATCTTATTATGCAATACAATATCAGTCCAGAGACCCTCAGGGAGACTAGACATGGTAGCACCAGCGTTGAAGGGATCTTAAATGAAACTGTTAAGATAGATGGAGATTACGCAGTTTGTGCGAATGGAGCACAATATAGGAAAGATGTGCGAGGATTCCTTCCTGAACTTATGGATAAGATGTACAGTGAGAGAGTCATCTTTAAAAAGAAAATGCTTCAAGCAAAGCAGAATTATGAAAAGAACCCTTCTAATAAACTCACTAAAGAGATCTCTCGGTGTAACAACATACAGATGGCGAAGAAGATATCTCTTAACTCTGCTTATGGTGCTATCGGTAATCAGTACTTTAGGTATTACAAACTAGCAAATGCAGAAGCGATCACTCTTTCTGGTCAGGTTTCTATTCGTTGGATAGAGAATAAGATGAACCAGAAGATGAATAAGATTTTGAAAACGGAGGATGTTGATTATGTTATTGCTTCAGATACTGATAGTATTTACTTGCATGTGGGCCCTTTGGTTGAGGCTGTATACGAGGGGAGAGAGAAAACTAGTGAGGGCGTTGTTCGGTTCCTTAACAAGGTGTGTGAAGATGAATTTGAGCCTTATATTGAAAGTTCTTACGAAGAATTGGCCAGGTATGTCAACGCATACGACCAAAAGATGTTCATGAAACGTGAGAACATTGCTGATAGAGGTATATGGACTGCTAAGAAAAGGTACATCTTAAATGTATGGGATAGTGAAGGAGTGAGATATGAGGAACCAAAGTTAAAGATGATGGGTATTGAAGCAGTTAAATCTTCAACACCAGCACCTTGTCGTACAATGATTAAGGATGCTCTTAAGATTATGATGAACGGAACAGAAGATGAAGTAATTGATTTTATTGAGAGTTCTCGTAAGGAGTTTAAAACATTACCTCCTGAAGAGATTGCATTTCCTCGTTCTGCATCTGATGTTGAGAAATATAAGGCACATTCTACGATTTACGCAAAAGGAACTCCTATACATATACGGGGTGCATTGTTATTCAACCATTATGTTAAGAAACACAAGTTGGATACTAAGTACTCATTGATCCAGAATGGTGAAAAGATTAAATTTTGTTACCTGAAAAAACCTAATATTATTCACGAAAATATTATTTCGTTTATTCAGGATTTTCCTCATGAAATTGGTCTTGATAAGTATATTGATTATGACTTACAATTTGATAAAGCATTCTTGGAACCTCTTAGAATTATTCTCAACTCTATTGGATGGAGTACTGAGAAAACTGTAAACCTAGAATCCTTTTTTATCTAAATGGACTTACCTGTAGACGATAAAGAATTAGCCACAATAGTTAAAGCATTAACTCTTGGTGGTGATACTGCACTATACCAAAAACTTAAGTTAGTTAAAGAAACTAGGGAAGAGAATCCAGGTGGTCCCTATAAGAAAATTTTACGTGAATCTCATGGTATGGTAATCTAATGTTTTTTGAAAAATTGAGTCTCGTTACTGGTGGATTTGATCCAATTCACAGTGGTCATATAAAATACTTTGAACGAGCAAAAGACCTTTCTAATTATCTTGTAGTTGGTATTAATACAGAAGAGTGGCTTACTAATAAGAAAGGGCAGTACTTTCTATCATGGAAAGAACGTGCTGAAATAATAAGGCATCTTGATATGGTTGATGCTGTTATATCATGGGAAGATGATGAGTTAGGATCTGCTTGTGGTGCGATTGAAAAGTGCCTAGATATAGCCGAAACTGTGGTCTTTGCAAATGGTGGAGATCGTGGTAAAATGAATACACCAGAGTTCGATAAGTATGGTGACAATCCTCGTGTCGAATTTGTATGGGGTGTAGGTGGAGATGATAAAATGAATAGTAGTTCTTGGATTCTTCACGGTTACTTTGAAAGACAACGTAAATTACTAGGGATATGATTTTAGTTTACATAATCTTGGCTCTTCTTGCTTTTTTAGTTGGTTGGGGTATATGGTTAACCTTTGGGCCAGGTAAAGAACCACTTAGAGATCCAATAGCAGAACATGCTAGAATGCATGAACTTGGTATTGCTCATGGGCATGAAGGTAAAGAGGTTTATATGTTAGGTAAAGATCAAGACACATAAGGTAATTAATTATGGATTTTTTGAAAGACATTGTAAAAGAAATTGGTGATGACTTCACCCAACTCGCAGCAGACATCGACGAAGAAGAAAGATACATCGACACAGGTTCGCACATCTTTAACGGACTTGTTAGCGGTTCCATTTTTGGCGGCGTTTCTTCTAATAAGATTACTGCCATCGCTGGCGAGTCTAGTACAGGTAAAACTTATTTCTCCCTTGCTGTCGTCAAAAACTTTTTGGATAATAATCCTGATGGTTATTGTCTCTATTTTGATACTGAAGCTGCAGTTAATAAAGGATTACTTAAGTCTCGTGGTGTAGATTTAAATAGAGTAGTTGTTGTTAATGTAGTAACTATTGAGGAGTTCCGTACCAAGGCACTTAAGGCAGTTGATAAATATCTTCAAATGCCCATAGAGGATCGCAAACCATGCATGTTTGTGTTAGATTCACTAGGGATGCTCTCCACTGAAAAAGAAATTAGGGATGCACTTGATGATAAACAAGTGCGTGATATGACTAAATCCCAATTGGTAAAGGGAGCATTTAGAATGTTAACTTTAAAATTAGGACAAGCAAATGTTCCACTCATTGTCACGAATCACACGTATGATGTCATCGGAGCTTATGTTCCAACTAAAGAGATGGGAGGAGGTTCAGGACTTAAGTACGCAGCGAGTACAATCATATATCTCAGCCGTAAAAAAGAAAAGGATGGCAAAGAAGTCGTCGGAAACATTGTCAAAGCAAAGACGCATAAATCACGTTTAAGTAAAGAGAATAAGCAAGTTGATATACGTTTATATTTTGATGAACGTGGTCTTGATAAGTACTATGGTCTCCTTGAATTAGGAGAGATTGGAGAATTGTGGAAGAATGTAGCAGGACGTTATGAGATTAATGGTAAGAAGATATATGCTAAAGAGATTTACAAAAATCCTGAAAAATACTTTACTCCTGAAGTGATGCAAGCTCTTGATGAGATTGCTCAGAAGGAGTTTAGTTATGGTAGTTAGTCGTTCTGTTTCTCTTTTTCCTATTCCTATAGGACTTTATAATTTTGGAAAAGAAAATCATGAATTAAATGTAGGTTTGGTTAATGATATTCTTATAGAATCTAGTGAGGATGTAGATGGAAATTTACGAAGTAATCTTGGAGGATGGCATAGTAAAAATAATCTGGAAGAAAGATATGATAGTTTTGGTCTACTGAGGAAACAGATAGAAATTTCTATAAATGATTATTGTTTGAATCATGGATTCTTAGATGGTCTTATTTGTGGTGGATTATGGTCTAATATAAATGAGTCTGGTGATATGAATTTTGCACATCATCATGGTAATGCTTGTCTTACGGGAGTTTATTATCCCTGTGAGTCTATTATTGACGATAAGGTAAACTTCAATTATACTGATAAGAGTCCACTCTTCACAGGGAGATGGGATGGTAAAAATGGAGGATCTTTATCTTTTCAGGATCCTTCTTTTGCATTAAAGACAAGATTAAAAAAAAGTAAGAGTCCTAGTTCTTTTACAATAGATCATTATCACATCTATCCTACTGCTGGATTATTAGCTGTCTTTCCATCTTATCTTATTCATACTGTTATTCCTTTTAGAGAGAATAAAAAAAGATTGAGTATCTCATTTGATTCTGATTATGGAACGTCTCGCTGATCTTATCAGGGTATATGATAATGATCTAGATGATTATACATGCGATCATTTGATAGAACATTTTGAAAGATCAAAGAAAAGACATAAGAAGGTATCTAGAGATAGGACTCCTAATTTTACAGAATATAATTTAAGTCGTCATGCAGGAAAGAATAAGAGGACTAAAAAAATTTATCTTGATTTAAGAAGTAAACTTAAGAAACGAGCAGAAGAGTATTGTTTTTCTATTAATCATCATTTCAATTATCTTTATCCAAAAGATAGGTTTTATGCAAATTCTGTCTTTCCTAAATGGTATGGTATTGAAAGATTTAGGATTAAGAGGTATAATACTGGAATGAATGAAGCGTTCGACACACATGTGGATTCTATGAACTTACTTAGTTGTCCTAGATTCCTATCTTTTTTATGGTATTTGAATGACGTTGATGAAGGTGGTCAAACACTATTCGATTGTACAGAAGTAGAACCAAAGAAAGGTAGGTTACTTATTTTTCCTCCGATGTGGATGTTTCCCCACATGGGTACAGAACCTATTAGTAATACTAAGTATATTATGAGTTCGTATTTAAGATATAGTACGATTCTGAATAGAGGTGCAACCTTTAAGAATTTTTGGGAGATTATTATATAATGGATAAAATTGAAATTTTAATTCTAAGAAATCTTCTGTATAATGAAGATTATCTTCGTAAAGTTATTCCTTTTTTGAAGGGAGATTACTTTGAAGATTTTAATCAGAAGATTATATTTGAGGAGATCTCTAGTTTTGTTACTGAGTATAATCAGGTAGCAACCAAGGAGATTCTTTGTATTGAAATAGAAAAGAGAAGTGATATTAATGATACTTCTTTTAAAGAAGTTACTGATTTGGTATCTTCATTGGAAGATGAACCATCTGATTTTGAATGGTTAGTTGATAGTACTGAGAAATGGTGCAGAGATCGTGCTATATATTTGGCTTTGATGGAGTCTATTCAACTTGCGGATGGTAAAGGTGAACAGAAAGGGAGGGATGCTATTCCATCTATTCTTTCTGAAGCACTTGCAGTTTCATTTGATAATCACATAGGGCATGACTACTTACAAGACTACGAAGAAAGGTTTGAATCGTACCATAGGAAGGAAGACAAGATCGAATTTGATCTCGAATACTTCAATAAAATTACGAAAGGAGGGTTACCGAATAAGACTCTCAACATTGCTCTTGCTGGCACAGGTGTTGGAAAGTCTTTATTCATGTGTCATGTGGCAAGCTCAGCTTTACTCCAGAACAAGAACGTCCTCTACATCACTCTCGAAATGGCAGAGGAAAAGATTGCGGAGAGGATCGATGCTAATCTACTTAATATCGCAATACAAGATATAACAGATCTTCCCAAACCTATGTTTGAGGATAAGGTGACTAAACTTGCAGAGAAAACTCAAGGTACATTAATTGTTAAAGAGTATCCTACTGCATCTGCACACTCAGGACATTTTAAAGCATTATTAAATGAACTTGCCTTGAAGAAATCATTTAGACCTGATATAATATTCATTGATTACTTAAATATATGTGCATCATCTCGTTATAGAGGGAACGCAAATGTCAACTCCTACTCGTACATCAAAGCAATCGCAGAAGAACTCCGTGGACTTGCAGTGGAAGCAAATCTCCCTATCGTCTCTGCAACCCAAACAACTCGTAGTGGGTTTGCTAGCTCTGATGTCGATCTTACTGATACCTCTGAGTCATTCGGTCTTCCCGCTAC